CCTGACCCAGTTTTGGGATGATATCTAGCGAGATAACGCTGGAGACCAGACAGCGCCCATGGTGACGCGTCTTCCAATCCCGGATCATTAGCCAAAAGAGAACGTTCGTAAGAGTCCTGAGTAACATTAAAATTCTTCTGTCCGAGGATACACCTAACTAGTATCTCATACCCACTCGCATATACTGTGGCATATGACTCAAAGAGGAGCCTCTTTTCATTCTCACGTCTCTCAGGATCTTTTGAATACTTCCTGAAAGACTCAGGCTGCGCCATCCTCTTTAAAATCTCGGCAACAGGTAAGTCAGGAATACCCCTTTCCCAATCACGTCCTAGGTAGTGAACTTTATCGTTCGAACAACCTAGTTGTGACTTTTCCAGGCTTAATTGCATGGAGAATAAAGACTTAAATGCTTCTCCTAGGTCTTCGAGGCTTACACGAACGTCGCTCCAAAATAGAACATCATCACCTAATACCATGATGTCCTCCCTGCCAACCGGAAGCCCAATCTTGGCACTACACGCACCAACAATCAGGACATTTGCTACACTGTCGATAAGTTGTGTGAAATATGAGCCAGAGGGCACACCATGATGTCTACCTTTGTAGACATTCCCATCAGGCATCACAATGGGGCAGGTAACGAAATATCTCTTCACCATATCCCAAATAACACTATACTTAACGCCAGTGGTTGGCTCGATCTGATCCAGATCTAACCAAGTTGACAGAATTTCGAAGCACTCATTGATAATCGTGTTAGATAAGCTTGAGTCGAAACCACGAATATCAGTTGAGTAGAAGAACTTCCTCTTACGACACCTAGTTCTAATTTTAGAGCCAATGACGTAAGATGGAACATGGAATGCCATAGGTGAATGACCTTGCTTAAACCACTCAATCAATGGCCTAGCAAATAGTCCTTCAATAATGGTCATCTCATAAGGGAAACCCCAGACTAAACGAGTCTTCTCATCAAACTGAGTACGTTTGAATGCTAAACAAGGGTTTGGCGCAATTTCACCCTTGATTACCCGAATAGCCCTACTAAAGGCAACCTCCATTGATTCAGCCTTGACCTTACCAATGTTGGTCAATCCTGAGGAACCCCGTGGATTTGAAGTCACTTCCCAAACAGTGGCCATTATTAATGGCAAAGGTGATAAGGGATGGTGTCTTCCATTCCTAGCAAACATCGTATACGCAAATGCAGTCCCTTTCCGCACACTTGGTTCGCGAAAATCGACTCTTGGGACCCTACCTGGCGTATACTTTGCCAACGCCTCAAACAGCTTTCCAACTGAGTACACCGAACGTGGTGCCTCTGGTATGGTAAAGCCCTGATCAATAAGCGCGTTAGCAACTAAATCGTCCCAAAGCCCTCTTTTATTATCCTTAGAATAACAAGAGAGGTAACCCTCAAGAGATTTCCTTCTAAAGGGTTGAACGATAAAGTGATCAGTAATCATCTTCATCACCCACTCGAGCTGGTAGGCTAGCCAAGCCTGATGATTTACGTTCATCAACGGCCAGATGACGTCTGACAACGACCTATTAACGTATAGGTAACGCATGTTCGGAATGACCGTCCAGCCAGCCCTGGAAGGCAGCTAAGGTAGCCAACCGCTCCATAACGCTGAAGCCGCGCACTAACGTTGTGAACGGGACTCCAAGTCCAAGCCTAAGACTCCACTTAGGATGGCTCTCTAAGAGAGACTAAAGGATGCTCCCAACGCGAGCAAACGGGTTAT